GTTTATCAATTACATAGATACCGTTGTTTTCTTCTTCTTCTGAACCTGTAATTTTTAATAAGTCACCTTCATGCGACAATTGACCAGTGCGAAAAGACTGACCAATACCAGTAGTAAAACTTACATTTTCAATTGAGTTTCTAAAATATCCATCTACACCTCTTGGTGCGATAGTTAAATCTTCTTGTTTTGTATCTGGAATAGTATACACATCCAGAGTTTTTTGACAAAATGTCCATGGTTGTAGCATATAAAAGTCTAAGTAAGACTCGTTAATAATTCTATTCAGTTCGATGTTATATGCTTCAACGTTTGGCGCGTAATCGAGTATGGAACCTACCATTTCTCTCATTTCTTTTAAGTTCATTATCTTCTCCCATACTTAATAAAAAAGACCCACCCGTAAAACCGAGCGGGTCTCGTAATTCGTTTACCGAACTGATGTGATTAGTAATTCTTGATTACGAAAACTCGTGAAGTACCATCAGCAGCTTGTGCTTCCATTGCTACAGCAGCGATAGGCTGAGCAACAGCGGCTTTTGCAAACTTACCATCTCTGAGAGCCGCAAAGCCGTTGACAATGCCGGAGAGTGTTTCCTTGGCGATGCGAATTAACTCCTTGGCTACTTCGATCACTCCATTTATGACCCTGCGAAAAGTTTCAAAACGAGTGTATGCAAACACAACCGCCGCGCCGATGCCGATAATAATCGCAACAGGGGCAGAGATGGCCCCCACAAGTACAGCCGCCGCCCGCCCGACACTGATGAAGACACCAGAAAGTGCTTTAAATCCAGTTACCGCCAACGTCGCCACACTTGTCAATTTGCCGATAATCAGCAGCACAGGGCCAATCGCAGCAGCAACAGCGCCAATCGTGATGATAGTCCGTTTGGTGTCATCATCTAACGCATTGAATTTTGCAGATAAGTCCGCAAGTGTAGATGCAAAACGCTCCGCAATGCCCTGCACATCGAATAGACGATTGATTTCTTTGCCAAGATCAGATAGGAAAATTCGGGTGGCAATAGTTACATTTTCGATGGCGTTTTTTAGCCCGCCCTGTACTTTTTGAAATTCCTCACCGCTGTTGATTGCCTCGACTAATCGCTTTGTAAACTCTCCTGCTGATATGCCGCTTTCCCTGATAGCCTCAACATTGGTCGTCCCAAAAGCATCCTGTAAGGCGATTCCAATAGCCGGAGCATTCTCCTGTATGATATTCAGGTCTTCAGCCAATATTCGCCCCTTCGCATTAATCTGCGTAATTTGTCGCACTACGCTGTCTAACTCTTGCGCTGTACCGCCCGTAACAGCAACAACTCGACCAAATGCAGCAAGCGATTCGCGGGACTGATCGGCATTAAACCCAATTGCCTGCAATCGCACAGAGCCACGAACCGCCTGCTCAAATCCAAGGCCCGGCAACTCAGCCACTTTTCTCAGCTTTTCAAGTTCCTCGCGTGCCGACTCCCCGGCAGGCAATACGGCCTTTAATCCTTTTTCTAACGCCTCAATGTCGCCCGCAGCCTGGATAGAAGCCAAACCAATGCCGGCAATAGGCAAGCTAATGGACTGCGTTAAATCTGTGCCAATGTTTTGCAAATTTCTGGCCGTACGCTTTAGGCTGCGCTCTGCCTTGCGCAATGACTTCTGAAAGTCCTTAACGCGAAGCCCGAGAATAACATTTAAGTCCTTATTCGCCATCAGTCTGCTTTTCGGCGTTCATTTGTAAAAACTTGTCAATGTCGGCAAAACGCTTACGCTGTTCCTCCGCACTAAGCCGCCGCCCCCTCTTTCTGGCGCGTTTCTTCTCCCAGGGGAATTTAACTTTTCCCGCTTCCTTGCTCATCGTGGATGCGATGAACCGCGCCCGCTCCCAGGCTTGTTGTTCTTGCAATTCGATGGCCTCAAAATGACCTTCCATCCTGTTCTGCAAGGTGCGCATCGTAGCATCCCAAAAATCCACTTCTCGCATTCCCAGGTGTCCGAAGGCAATACGCTGCAACGTGTCGAAAGTTACTTCTTCGCCGTCGCCTTCTTCGCGCCCGCCTTCGGTTTCCCGTTTCCCTCCTTAGCCATTGACTCTGTGAAAACGCCAAGGATGCGCTCTAGTGCATCATCGTCCTCATCAAGCAGGTCAGCCACGTCTTCCACTTTCAGGTCAAACGCCTTATCAGCTTTTCGGTGTCCATCTCGCAGCCCTTCGTGAACCAACTGGATGGCTGTCAACAGGTCGAGGTTGTCCCCTAGTGTCTGCATATCAGACAGGCTTAGGCCCGCCTGCTTGCAGAAGTTAGCAAGGGCAAACATCCCGAATGAAACAGGGTACTGTTTGCCCGCGATGTCTACTGTATGGTGATTCATTGGTTGTCGTGTTTTCATTTGGTTACGTGATCGTTCCCACCGTCACCTCGCCGTCCACCTCAATGGTGAAGTCGTAGGTCATGTTTTCTTCTGCATCCGCAGTAAAAGACATCTCGGTGATGTAGCCGGAGCCGGTATACTTGTCGTCCCCCGTCACGCCAGTACGGAATGCCCAATTGACAGAAGTGCCTGCCGTGAACAGGGAGGCGATGTCGTCCGGGTCATTACCATACGACTGCGTGGAAGAATCTTCGTTGTAGAAAGCGCTCACGTTAATCGTAGCCGATTTCTGGCCTACCGTGAACGTTCGCCAACCGGTCCCGGGGTTATCCTTGTGGATGGTTTCGCGCAGTTCTGCGCTCATGGACATACTGCATGAAGTGGAGTAGCCCACATTGCTTCCGTTGACTGTCAGCCGGAAGTCAGTGCCGTCTATTACGCCCGTGCTTGCCATTGTTGTCGTGTTTTCATTTGGTTAATACTTGACCCGAACGCGGTACGTTTGCGCCAAGTGGAATATTTGCAGGTCCGGGACAAAAGGTTCGTCCGCTTCGTCCTCGAACGTGATGTCTTTAATCTTCACAGTCTCCGTTGAGCCGTCAAGGTTTTGTATTTCGTAGTCGCCATCTGTGTTTTCCAATGCGGTACGCACCGCGTTACCTATCTCTGCCGTTTCTGTTGCCCGGTCGTGGTAGATTTGCACCAGCAGCGTATCCTCCGATCCATGTACCGCATCTTTCGATGCTTGCGGCTGCTTGTTGGTGATGCGGTAGACGATGAACGGCAGCGCCGTATCCTCCGGGGCAAACGTGGGGAAAATATTGGTCCCCACCAGCAATGTCAGGGCATTGTTGCCAGACAGTATCTTGTATATCGCTTTCTGCGTCTGCTTGCTCATGCCGCAAACTTGTTTTTGCGTTTCGCTCTCCCTAGTCGCTGCTCAATGCGCCGATCAATGTAGGACCGGATGCGCGGAGACTGAGAGACAAGCGCGGGAACCATAATCCGGTCCCGAAAAGCCTGTGCGCTCCCATACAAAAACTGCGCATAAAAGCCATTGCTACGTCTCGGACTGCTGCCGTAACTTTTCGCCCGCGCTCGCCTTAGTATCCGGGGGCCGATCACCGCCCGGTTGGTCTTTTTCAACTTCTCCAAAAACTGGATGGAGAACTGTAAGTTGCCCGATTTGTAGAGCGTTTTCAGGCTGTCCGGTACGCTATTGCGCTTCGCCCGCCGTCCTTTAATAATTTTAGCGGAGGCTGTTTTATAAACATAGTGGTCGCGCCTACTGCGGGGTGTTCTGCTTCTCGCTGCCCCGACTACGAACTGCGCAGCCTTCCCGGTCACTTCGCGCCGCCAATCATCATCACGCAACTCTTTAGCCACGTTTTTGAGCCGACGAAGAAGAAACCGAAGGTCTTGCTCGTTAATCTGAATTGAACTTTCGCGCAGTTCTGCCATATGCTTACGTTTGTGTCCAAGTGTTGCCGTCCGGGTCGGTCCATGTCAGCCCGCCGACAGTGCGATAACTTTCAGCCACGCCACCCGTCCCGGTGAATGCCACCCATGAACTGCCGTCCGGATCTTCCCAGAATTCGCCATCCGTGCCGCTCCAATATTTATCACGCGTCACTTCGTCCTCTACACATTCAAGTGTCATATATTGCCGCCTGTGACTTTCTGCAATAGCCAGGATATTGAACTCGCGCCCGTCGTAAACCAACCGCATTTTGGGATAAATGCCGTCACGGAAGCGCATCGTGACCTCCATCTTAAGCATGCTCATCACCCGCTCGGCCATCTCCTGTTCGCCACTCCCGGACAGGGTAAACTGCACCCGCGCCCACACCTCGTTTGATGTCAGCCAGGTATGTATCTCGCCACCCATCGTGTCGCGCCCCTCCAAGGGCATGAGAAATTTCACACGGTGGCGCATCTGCCCTGGGTCTTCTGCTTTCATGGGATGATCGGGTAGTGTCGTCGTATAATCAACTCAGCCGCCGTCGTCCGTTCTTGTATCGGGTCACTTCTCATTTCATAGTATCGCGTCAACATGAGGCGCACGGCTAGTTTCAAGTTAGCCGGGATGTTCGCCTGCGAGGTGTACCCTGCTGTATATTCAACCGTCACATTTTTGATGCGGTCGTCCAGGTCGGGCCATTCTTCCTCTGCGGCCGGCGCTATGCGCGTAATCGGGCCGGATGTGTCTACAATGTACTTGCTTGCGTCAAGCGTCTGCGTGTTGCCATCGTCATCCACATAGGTGATTGATGTCACCGATTGGACCGGATAACGCAGCAGCGAAATAGCAGCATACTTGTTGACTAACGAATGTGCCTTGGGCCACTCATCAAAATAGTCCTTGCAGGTTTGCGTATACAGGGCGATGCCAATCATGCTTTCAACATCAGAGCGCACCGCCTCAATCAAATCATCAATGAGGTCGTCGTCTGCCGTTGAATCAATTTTCAGCCACGCTTTCGCCTGCGCCCGGGTGATGGGTTCGGTATCAGGAGCAGCGCTCGTTTCCGTGCCGCTCCCAAAAACGTGTTCTATGGCCTGTTTGTATCGCATTTAACTGACAAGGTATTTTGCAACCGTTTCCGGTTTTTTGGCCCGTGCGCTGATGTAAATGTCGTTCTCATCAGCGTATTGACGCATCGCGCCCACATCATCTCCGAAAAAGTCAAGCACATCGTCTACCGTGTCGAAAGTCAGCCATTTGCCTTCCTCTGCTTGCGTTTCCATAGCCGGCGTAACATCCGGGGCAGGGGTGGACGTAAAGGCTTCTTCTTTCTTTTGCGGTTTCGGGATGCTGACATATTCGGCAATTCCATCTTTCACTAATTGTTCGGCAACGTCCGGCCGGACGAACCCGTTTTCCTTCGCACCATACGAAAGAAAATAGGGCCGTCCGCGTGCCGGTCGCTTAAACCAAACTTGTACTAGGTCGTACATCGTCCAGGTTGTTTTGATTACGTAGTCAGGTATGCGCTCACATCCACATCAGTGGAGGCAGAGAAGCTACCTTCGTGGCGTACAGCCACATCCCACCAGGAGTTTACGACGATCCGCAAGATCGAAGAAGTTGCCTGGGTGTAGGGGTCAACGATGAGGTCCATTCCGGGGCCAAACTGAGCCACCAAGAGTTCCTCCCAGTTGCCAAAGATCATGGCGTGCAGGCTGGTCCCGGAGCCTTTCGTCAGGTTGGAGGGGACCAGCGTGGAAACCATTGCCCGGTATCCGTTCAGTTCGCCAACCGGTCCCATGTCCATGGTCGGGAAGGCGCTGTCACTCCAAATGAACTGGGCCGTATTGGATGCCTTTTCGATGGATTTCAGCGCTCCGCGAACGCCAGGCGTGGTCAGGTAGCCGAGGCGACCGAAATCAGCGTTAGCCGTAGCCACATCCGTTTCGAGTTCAACGATGGTCGCCCAGTCTGGGGCTGCACCGTTTGCGCCGTTGGCAACCACTCCGATGCCGCTGGTGTTCAGGATGCCGGTCGGATCGTTGCCCGAAGATGCGCCATTGATGGCCGCCGTGTCTACCGCCTGGGCAATAGCACGCTCAATGTTGCGCCGAACGAATCCCTCCGCATCAATCGTAGACTGTACGATCAGTTGCTTGGAGATGTCCGTGTACGTTCCCACCCGATTCGGGGAGAGCTGAACACGGTCGAAGGTCGGAGAGCTTTCAGCGTTTGCATCCGTCTCACCCTCCCAGGTTCCGGAGGCGACTGCATCGTTGCGCGGGAAGTCCACATTCGAGGTCAGGCCGGTAAGCATGGTCGCACCCATCGATTCAACCGTCAGGCGAGGCCAGAGGTAATCAATGAGTTCGCCCACGTCCGTCTGCACCGTGTGGCCGCCCTGGGTGGTAGTCCCGGCTGTCAGGTCACGCTTTTGCTTGCCGGAGCGATTCATGATAAGGCCCGGGATGCCGATGCCCTGAATCTGGATGTTGCTTTCGCGGGCTTCGCGCTCGGCCTCCTGGTGCATTTCAGCTTCCAGGCCGGTCATGGCGCGTCCCTTC